CACAAACAAATTCATAAATCGGCATACATGCTGCTCCTTAATTCTTCGAATATATCAAAATCTCTCATTTCAACATTGGCTACTACTAAAACCATACTGTGTATTCGATGAGGAGGTATAAACGTTTGAAGTCCTAAATCATCCCTATCCACATTTGTTAATGTTATACCGTGTTCATTTACTGCCTTTCTAAATTCACAGCTTAACACTGCTTTATTTATACTCGGAAATGGAAGCTTAAACTCTCCATACATTTTCTCAAGGTCGGACTGTGATATCTTTATAGACATACCACCTGTAAGATTAACCATTAAATATCTTTTTGTAGTCATAACATTGTCCCTGTTGGGTTCCATGAGTGTATCATTCCCAGCAATGTCATTTTAGCTCTCTCAAAGTTATCAAAGCATGGGATATTATGCCTCTCACATACAATATCAACATTGCCTTTACGCCAAAACTCATTAGGGCAACATACAACCATCTTTTGCCGTTTATAAGCAAATAACCCTAGTTCTAAAAGTGAAATGGGAGACTTGGTTCCCGGAGCGAAATACATGAAAATAAAAGTCGCCATTTCCTGTGCATCAAGTTCCCACTCAACCTGCTCCCTAAATTTAGGATTATCTTTACTTTGTTCCCATGATGAGTCCCAATCGCTTCTGCGGGGATTAAGAAAAGTAACGGGATCATTCTGATAAAACTCTATAATATCCGCTTGCCAATCTACTGCTGTACCCATTTCAATACTACCAGCCAAAAAGACTGTAGGGGTTTTATATCTATTCGCCACATTGGGAAGTGGATTAGGTGCTTCAATAACCTGCATGTCAGTCTCCTTAAAATTAAAACATAACATAGAGGCAAGTTTGTGTCAACAATTTTCTTCAAATGTATAAATATAATAAGAAAATAACTTTAGGAGTTTCTCATGGGAATTTTATCAGCAATCATTATGGAAAATGAAGGTTTATCCTTAAACGATTTAACACTAATACAGCGAATGGCGCTAAAGAAAGTCTATACAGGAAGACTTGATACACTTGAGGTATCAGAAAAAGAAGAAAGAGTGTTAGACTCGCTTGTTGATCTTGGGCTATTGGATATGGGATATGATATTACTCCCGAAGGTGAACGTGCTGCAAGACTTATTGATCAATACTCTAAGAGAGAAAGAGAAGACCTAAAAGCTGCGAAACAGCTTGCGGCTGAAATGAAACCCGATGTTGAAGACATGCCTGATGATGATGATTACATGTTCACTGAGAATGAAAAAGCGGTTATGAAAGCTGCTGGTCTCAATGAGGATGATATGAGAGAAGTGTTTAATACTCAACGCCTCATGGTTAAACTTGAAGAAAATTATCAAATACTACCAGACACTGCATACACCGCTATAAAAAACACACCGCTAGGTCAGCTTAAAGAAATTGAACAACTGTTTGCTGACTACCATAAAAAGAACGGCAATGTTAAGTGGTTAAAGGATATGTACGACGAAATTAAGGCTGAGGTGGAACGTAGAGAGAATGGTGAGCCGGAAGAAATGGAAGTTGAGGATGAATACTACGATGAGCCAGAAGATCAGTTCCGTGATGACGTTGAAGCAGACGCTGATGCGTTAGCGAGTGCTGGATGGGGCGAAGACGAGGCATACGGCTATTACGGAGACGATGAGGGATGGTAAGGCAATTCACCCTACCCATCTATTTAATTAAACTTCCTCGAATTTAACCCTAAGAAGAACTGTGGTTTTCCTACCACGGTACTCATCATGCTTTTTAATGGTTCCCATGATATCATACGTGGTATCATCTTCCATGCGTTTGCGGCTACCGTTCCACCATGTGAATGAATTGCCAGCATCATCTTCCATTTTAACAAGCTGCTGGTCTTTCTCATTGTATCCAAAGTAAACGGTCTTTATCATGGTTTTCACTACCTTAACACGAGTTTTCGGCAGTTTGTCTCCGGGATTACCAATCCACTCATTTGATTTCTTTTCTTTCTTCTGCTTATCCTGCTCACCTTTAGCTCTTTCGTATGCAGGGAAAATTGCAACAAGATAACCCACATCTCTCCATGTGATATGATCACTGTTATAGATTACATCAATATTATGATAAAAATTATTGTTTTGCTTTTCATCATCACTAACTTCATTTTCAAACCAGTTAGTGACCTTTTCAAGATATGCTTCTTGTTTGGGTCCAAAATCTTTTGCAACCTTCATCCATTGATCATACTTTTCAACATCATAGCGATTTAATGGACGCTGATTGAAAATCAATTGTTTAACAATGGAACTAGTGGTGTCTTCACCATAACCCGCAGCATTATATGAAAGGTATCCATATTCATCGATAATAGATGCTGCTACTTTGAGAACGCGGTCACGAGACGCTGCATACTCTGAACGTCCACGAAGCTTACCTTCGTAGTTCTCAGCATTGCTCATGATGTTATCAACGCGATCTTTAAGAGAGAACCACCAAAGCATTTGTTTGGGGTCTTTACCACCCAAGAAATCAGCTAGGCAATTTCTACCGATTTGTCGAAGATCACCCGTCTGCTCATCACGAATGATATAAGTATCAATTCGCGCACGTTTCTTTTTACAATGATCACAATATTCAGGCTTAGCGTCATAGAAGTTTTTAACATTAGACTCATCAACTCCGGGCATGGTACGAATAACATTACCAGTACCCTTGTGTTGAATTGTTGCTAAAAACTGATACCCCGGAACATGAGGAGCTTCACCATCAACCTCAACAGTTACATACTTCTCTTCAATCTCATCACCATCACGTTTGATAGTTTTAAAGAATGGTTCAGAAACATCCATGTGAATCTCAGGGCTACCAATTTTAGCGGCTTTGCGATTCAGCTTTTCAATTTCATTCTTTAGGTGGGGAAGAACTGCGTAAGAAATATCTTGAGTCGAACTAAACCCAGCATCATTGGGTCCGTCTTCTTCTTGTTCATTCAATTGTTGCGGGGTGATCTGCGACAATTTCATTGTAAGTTCCTGTGGTGTTTAACTGCGTTAAATTATATCACACTACAATTTCTTTTTCAAGTAAGAAACTGCGCTTCCTGAGGGTTCAAATGAAATTGCATTAAACTTTAACTCAACGCTATCCCTCTTTCCTTCTTCAGTTACATACTCAACCGTTACACTGTATGGTGATTTGTTACTTCCTAATTTAAAATCAGATGGTGGATTTGTAAGCTGAATATTTAGTATCTCTTTGGCTTCCATATTTGTAGCCTTAGCTAACGTTTTAGCCAACTTTACTGGGCCAATGTCTAAACTAACAACACCTCCATCTGGAATCCTGACTGCACCTTCCTTAGTTTCAAACACAACATCATTAATGTTGTATGAAAGTGAATCTGGAATATTTTCTAAATCTGCACCAGATACTCTAACTTTGACATCAAATTCGTCATCTTTAGCTTCTGTTAGAATATCTGATAATTTCATGATTAAACCTTTTTAATCACATTCTCAACGAACTTGCGAATTTCAGCATTAAAATATTTCTGAGCCGCTGGATCATGCTTCAAGCTTTCAGCAAGACTGATAATTCCAGCATCCTCAATTGCTTCAGTAATAGTATTAGGCATTGCTCCGGGAGCGGATGGAGTAACAACCAAGTCAACTGTAACAAGATTAAATCCTGAAACCATTCCACCCTCACTAACAACGCCTGCTCCACGACTGGATACACCATAGCGTACACCAGACTTGGAAAGTTCCTGTGCAATCATACCCATCGGGGTATCTAATAGCTGTGCTTTACCAACAACATTATTTCCGTCCATGTAGATATCTTTAATGGCATGGGAAATACGGTCCATGTTAATAGTAATCGTATCGGGATGATCTAATTCACCAAATACTCCACCAAAGTCATTGATCTGCTGGCGCATACTATTAACTGCTGCTGTCATTTCATCCAGCTTATAAATGCGTCCATTTCTATTCTCAATCTCGGCTTGCATAAACGTTCCGACCAAATAAGTCTTTCCGTCACTCTTAGCCTCTGTAATGATGTTTCCCTGAGATGCCGTGGTGGTCTCAATTAATAACTGCTGCTTCATGTTCATTATCTCCTAAGTTCGGGGTCTCTGTCCATTTCTTCCCATTCTTCAAATGAGATGTACCAGTCCGAATCTGGATCATAGTACTTGCCTTCCTTCGGGTCGTAATATACAACCTTTCCGTTTCGCGCTCGGAATGGACCCTCAAGCCCCTCGCGCTCCTGATAACGATCCCGATCTATTGGTGGGAGGATTCGATATCCTTCCATCATAGGCTCAGGAACTTCAATTCCATAATATGCCAACAATTGTTTCCACTGTCCAACAGTTAAACCAATAGAATGTTTGGTTACGTTACCATAATCAACATCGCTAAAATTCATAGGAACGGTTCTGAAAACTTTTGTTACAATCTGTTCCCTAAGCTTGTTAGGAATTTCACCTTCATTGGATGACATCTCAACAAACCCCGCTTTTCCATTTAAACTTCTAAACCGGGGAGAAGGGATTTTTAACTTTCTCGCCAACTGGCGTAATGCCTTAACAACGCCTTTTTGTTGTTGGGTTGCTTCGACAATGTACTCATCGACTGATTCCTTGATTCTAAACACATCGAATATGTGTTTGATAAGGTCTTCGACTTTTTCAAAATCCGCTTCTTCACCGGTTTCATCTACTCTAAAAACTATACCTCTATCGAAATCATCTAAATCATTCTCAATAGTGCCTACCTTTTTGCCATTAACAAAAACGTCATCACCTACAAACTTAACAGCACCAAGCTTTAACTCATTAAGCTGGTTAGCTCTGCGTGACACCTTATCAGCTATAAGCCCCTGCATTAACTCTTTTGCAGTATCAAGCTCTTCATGTAAAACACAAAATATAACTTCCTCTAGAATATCCTCATCGGTTTGATCAAAATCTTCATTAACACCAAATCTGTCAATAACGTGAGCTTGTACATTTCGTGGAAGTTCATCAAACGCAATTTCAACATCCTTGCGTGAAACAACATCTGGATCAAACTCACCCCACTGTGAAAACCCATGTTGCGCATGTGCTGGATCATCACTTAGCCCTAGACCGCCAAGCTCAGGATCATCAGCCAAGAAAACCGTGTATCTATCAACGGTTTCACCGCCATTATCAAATACTCTAAACATTTCGTTATAATTCATAGCTCAATACTCATTTTTGTACATGTGATAGCGTTCTTCCCACGCTGCCATACGATCCTCTTCATCGTAATCTCTATAATCGTCCCAGTTTTCTTCATCATCTGGACTACGTTCGGTTAACTCATCTTCAATTGCCATCATAATGTTATCAACATAATCCGCATTATAGAAATCGGTTGGGATAAACCCAAGTTGATGTAAATATTTTTTAAAGGGTTCATCGTCCTTTACACGTAAGCCCCCTAGTGCTCCTCGCTCCAATGATGCATATAAGTCCTCTAATACATCCGTATTGAGGCTTCCAATAACAGAAGCATCACTACGATTAATCGCACTCATGTCCACTTCTAATAAAATGTCGTTAAGTTTCATAAGTCAAACTGATCCATATCTGAGTCTGCAAGACTAATCATTTCTTCCGTATCATCAATGAACTCATCTCCCAATGCTGAAACTACTTCATACCAATCAACATTTTTGGGATTAATTCCGTAATACCTGAAATCAAAATTCTTGAGCAAAAAGTCTCGAACCTCTTTCCAATGTCCCATTAGATATAGCTCTTCCAGTTGCTCAGGGTGATCACCCAATGCTTCAATCATTGCCGAAGTATCTTCAAACCCCAAACCTTCTACTAAAATATCATTAAGCTTCATATTAATTCGCCTGATGTGCCTTGTATAAGTACTTAACTAGTTTCTTACCTGCACAATATTCCATTTCCTCTTCCGATAGCTCTTCGGATTCACAATCAACATCCTTGAACCTTTCATCCACATCCTTATCCATTCGTTTTTTCTTTTCGGTTAAGAATTCGATAAAAGTTCTTTTCATTATCTTCTTTCCAATTTATCAGCTATGTTACTTAATAGATCATACGTTCTTCGTAGCTGCTGGACAGTTTCTGGGTCCATCTTTCTATAACCATGTCTTACTGCTTGCCAAACTTCCCATACATTTTGAGCGGCAACATTGAGTCTGCGCACATAACTCATATCAGGGGAATCTAATTCCTGTTCACTTATATGAAAAGCTAATGAATTCTCATCCAGTTTTTCACTTAAATTTTCCAAATGATGAATGACCTTATCGCAACGGTCATCATCTTTGCAAAGCATTTCGGAACACTTTGCTAGATCAACCTCATCAACATCACATTCTTTCTTGAGATATTCATTAAATTCATCTTGTACCTTTTTGCTACATTTCTTATACAAAAGCTCAAGATATGACTTCATCTCATCGGATGACATTCTCTTTTCGTGATCTTCATTAAGACTTTTTAAAAATTTTAAATTCATAATGGCTCTCCATGAAACCTGATTACTATTTGTATTTATTAATTGAGGGGGTAAAGAGAGAAAATTATGATGTCGAAGACATAATTAAAAAGATTAAGGAGTTTCTTCCCCGATATCTTCTTCCATATCAGTACCGGCTTCTTCTCCCTCTCCTTCTTCGCCTTCTAGGTCTTCAACTTCCGTTTCTTCATCAAAGTCACCTAGATCGCCTTCGCCGCCTCCAGCGCCACCGAATCCGCCAATGCCGCCTTCAAATCCCTGATCTTCAGCAATATCCGGATTATAAATCTTAACCAAATCTTCCTTACCACCATCAACAGGCAGACCCATTTCTTCACGCTTGAGACGCTCATTAAGTGCCTGCTCTTCTGGTGTAAGCTGTAAGTATTTGGTCTGTGCGAATCTAACAGAAAGTGAATCAATTCCTTCAGCATTGCCATAGTTGTTGAGTCTGTCAGAATCAATAGCAATCTCTCTATGATCAGAGAAGTTAGATGGGCTTGGCAATGCTATTCTGAATGAAGATGGGTCAACTACTATCTTCATATCCGCCAAGAATCGTTTAAATTCACCATCAAGGGTTTCTTCTAGATGGGCTTGTAGCCTCTCGACATATTGGGAGAACTTGATTTCCTGCATATATGCAATGCCTACCCTGCCATCATTGCTTGGACTGCCGCCACCGTCTACCATATTGTTCATATAGGAATCTGGTATTCTCATTCCTCTCCATAGCTTGGAGAAGAAATATTGTAAATCATCAAGTTGTCCAAGGCCCTGACCACCGGGAAGGGTTTCTACACGACCACCATTGCCATCTGCTGGAACAGAGAAGAAAAAGTCTTCTTGCATTGACTGTGGATCGTAAATTGATTCAATCTGATCTTTACCACCACGCTGAGTTGGAATTTTCTTCTGGCGCATTTCATTTTTAACTTTACGCAAATGCGCTTCAATCTGGGTTCCCCTCATCTTACCGGTGGGGATATAGAATACACGGCGTTCAGGAGCACGGGAAATTCTATAGATTAGAAGTGAATCTTCAAGTAGTTCCTTCTGTTTAAAGGTTCGATATGCTGCCCTTAAAATAGACTCCCCAAATGGAGCCTCATTATTCATTTCATCAGACAGCGTGAATCTAACAACATCTTTATTATCAACAAACCCATAATCTCTGTTGTTTTTACTATTGTCACTATGGGGAGTTATATTAACAGGAAGTAAAAGTTGGTTACCATAGTTTGCAGTGGCATCATTGAAATTAAGATTTATTTCCCATTTCTTAATATCATATATATCTTCAACACTTACTTCTGCTGCATTAACATGCTTGGGATGAACGTATATTAACTTTTTAAAAGCTCCGGAATTATTTCTAAGAAAGAAGCAATCGCCGTACTTAATAGTAGACCTTGCCACGCCAAACAATCGGCTGTTCCACTGCTGAACTCTACACCATGTTTTTAATGCGGATTTCAGTGTAACGATTTGCGAAGTTGACATCTTATAATGTTCATTATCAACATGTACATCTAATGGTAAATCTCTTTTACTCTTATTGCCTACCATTTCCTCAGCAATAAGGTCTAATGCACGAGCAATATCTATATCAGCATCCATAGTGTCATATTCACTATATCGCTTAAGTCTGGTGTACGAACCTCTAACCAAACGGGTGTACCAGTTAATGCTGCCAAATCCAAGCATATCAGCATTGGATGTCATGTTGGCAGAGGCATATCCCGGAGTTATAATTTTATAGAATTTTTTAACGCTCATTTAAATTTTCCATTAATATTCTTATTTATTGATAGTGGGGCATACTGTAACCATATATTACCATCTTCCTGACATTATAGCGGTAGATCGTAGAGAGTCAACCTCTGTGTACGCTGCTTCGTGTGACCGTTTTGCTGCGTCTCGGGCCTGCGCCAATATATCGCTTGCGGAATTTCGTTTTTCATTTTCAACACGGTCTTCGGCAATTTTATCCTTATTCATCTTCTGGTTTTCACGCTGGATGTCATTATTTTCTTCGAGTAGCTCTTCCACTGATTTACCAGATTTGCCTTTGGTTTCATTAATTCTATTAGCTTCTTCCATTGCTTCGGCTTGCGCCTTTAACGCCTTTCCTGCACCATCCAATCCAAGTCTCTTATTAATCTCCTCGGTACTCATACCTTTAACTAGATGTCCCTGACCAACCTTATCAAGCTGTGCTTGTAAGCGATTTCGTCTAGCCTCATTGACCATTCGGATATTTTCAGCATCAAGTTCGTCTTGTGATGCCCTATCATCTCCCCATGGCTTAATAAAATCTATTGTTTTTCCTAATATATCTCCCGCACCAATAAACCAATCTTCATCTTTCCACTTTTCATACATTGCAGTACCGGCTTGGGTTCCCAATTCCCATACCTGATAAGCCATTGCCGCAGCGCCAGCAACTTTAAGTAGATTTCCGCTGAAGGTTTTAAAACTCCCCGCTACACCGGATGTTGCATTGCGAATTCCAGTATCAAGCCCTTTTACTCCTACCTGTGCACCCGCAATAGTTTTATTAAATGGATTCAATGAAAATGTCGAGAAGCGCCCTGTTACCTTAGTGAATGCCTTAGACAAAATACCGGCCTTAGCTGCCGTCTGACCTAGCCCCCCAACAGTTAATGCTTTCATTAATAGTGCATTTTGCAACATAGATGATGCCAAAGTGAAACCTGCTACGCCTATACCTGAAAAGGTCTGAACAAGAGAACTCTTAGTCAACCCCTGAACAAATTCATTAATTTCTTTATACGCGAATTCGGTGCCCATACCGTATCCACCAGTCTGCTCATACCCCTCACTTTCCTTACCGGTCAATAATTCGTTTGCCCCCGATAAAGTATCCATGGCTTGCTGTAACTGAGCATTAACAGTTCCTGATGTGATTTGATTCATTATTTCTTCTTTTGATATGCCCGTCTTATCTGCCAGATTATTCAAAGCTGCATTGACTTGCTCTGATCGATTTACATCAAACATCTCACCTGTAAATCCACCAAATAGTTGTAAAATTTCTTGGGCCTGAGCCTTTTCAGCTATTAGTCGGTTTGCTTCGGCTTCGTCCCCACGATCTTGTGCATTTTGAATCATCTGAGTATAACGCTCTTGGAACAAAGCAGGGCCTGCCTCCATTAGAGGGGCTATCGTCTCATTAAAAGTTTTCTTTTGTTCGGCAGTTAAATTGCTAGGATCAAATGCATATTTCTTTAATAT